AGACGCTGAAGCTGAGTTAACTTCTATGTTGTCTGAATACATCTCAATGGAAATCGATTTAGAAATCCTTGATATGTTGATTGGTGATGCTCAAACACAAGACCATTGGTCAGTAACTCCTGGTGAGGATTATAATGGTACTGGTACTGATGAAACTGGTTGGGATATCACAACATTCTATGGTACACGATTTGAGTGGTATCAAACTCTTATTGGTAAAATCCAAAAAATGTCAAATGAGATTCATAGATTGACAATGAGGGGTGGTGCTAACTTCTGTGTTGTATCTCCTAAGATAGCTACAATATTAGAATCTGTTCCTGGATATATGACTCAAACTGATGGTAATAAAGCAAGTTTTGCTATGGGTGTTCAAGCCGTAGGTTCAATACAAAATAGATTTACTGTTTATAAGAATCCTTATATGACAGAAAATACTATCTTGGTTGGATTTAGAGGTAGTAACTTCCTTGAAACTGGAGCTGTATATTCACCATATGTTCCTCTGATTATGACTCCATTAGTATACGATCCAACAGACTTTACTCCACGTAAAGGTGTAATGACTCGTTATGCTAAGAAAATGATTAGACCAGAGTTCTATGGTAAAATCTTTGTTAAAGATACAAACTTAATATAAGTTAGTTAAATAACAAAATAATGAGAAACCCTCTTTAATCGGAGGGTTTTTCTTTTATATCAATATTTATATATGAATTATAGAGTATAATTTACTAGCCAAAGTAGTCACTAAACATGGTTAGTATAAAAAAATTAAACAATCCTGAGAGTAGTGACTCAACATTAGGAGAAAAAAAATGGCTAAAAGAGGATATAGAGGAAAACATCCTTATAATGATATGAAAGTATCAAAACATAGTGCTGAAATCCATGATACAGGAAAATCTGCTAATAATGCAAAATTAACTGAAGAATATAATAATTTAAAAACAAAACTAAAGTATCAATACATTAGAGATCATGAAGGTTTTTTACCACAAGCTGAATTTACATTTTCAAGTAGTAAAGATTTGTCAGCAAACTCTCAAATTACAATGAGTTTTGGTAGTCAAACTTTAGAACTTAGTGGTTCGACTGCAAATGGTGATAAATGTTTTAAAGTCAATGGAACTAATGCTCAAGCTGCAGATGGTTTTATGACTTGTGTTAATTCTCAATTTAGCTCTTTTATGACTTCTTCTGTTACTAATGATGTTGTAACAGTTCAACAAATTAATCCTGGTCCAGATGGTAATACATCATTATCTTTTGCTGGAGCGTGGCCACCAAGTGCAACCATTAATGGTGTATCATCATCCGCTGCTGGTGCAAGATTTACTGGTGGGTAGAATATAAAAGATAAAACAACTCAAAAGGGTGGGAAATATCTCACCCTTTTTTGTTTACATTGATATTTATATATGATGAATTATATCATTTAATGGAGAACGATAGTGTCAAAATTCGCTTATTTATATGAAGATCCAACTACACCAACACAATCTATTGGTACAACACCATATGGAACATACGACAGTGATGTACAATTTCAAAGTGAAAGTCTAAATGTGTGTAAATATGTTGCTAGAAAACTCGGACATCCTATTATGCAACTTGAATTTAATAGTGGTTCAATATATGCTACATTTGAAGAAGCGATATCAGAATATTCACAACAAATAAATCATTACAATATGAAGAATTGGATGTGGGAACATTATGGTTCAACAAATAGATTGAGTGGCTCTACATATGCTAGTACGGGTTCACATGAACCTGAGTCTGCACATATGGGAACAACATTCATTTTATCAGAACAATATGGTGAAGCTGTAAATGTTGGTGGTGGATTTACATTACATTCTGGGTCTATAACTTTAAGTAGTAGTAAACAAGTTTATGATTTAGGAACGGAATCTACTATAAGTAGTTCTCATTCGGGTAAAAGATTGGAAATTCAAAGAGTATTTAATCAAGGACCAGCTGCTATAACAAAGTTTTACGACCCATTTGCAGGTTCATTTGAACAAAGACAAATGTTGGATTCATTTGGAATGGGAAATGTTGCACCAGCAGTTTCATTTATATTAAGACCTATATCTTATGATATAGCGAGAGCACAGATGATTGAAACTAATGATTTGATTAGAAAGTCGGCATATTCATTTGAGTTAATTAATAATCAATTAAGAATATTTCCAAGACCAGAATCGGGTGATGCTGGTGATAAAATATATTTTCAATATTATGTTAAAGATGAAAAATCATCTACAAGTAGAACTTTTACAAATAGTAAAGTATCCGATCCAAGTAATGCACCGTATAAATTTATAACATATGCGGAAATTAATTCTGCGGGAAGACAATGGATTAGAAAATATACATTAGCTTTAGCTAAAGAATTACTTGGAATTATTAGAAGTAAATATGCTGCTATGCCACTTCCTAATGGTGAGGTAACTCTTGATGGTGAAGCATTAAAGGCGGAGGGTAGAGAAGAAAAAACTCAAGCGTTAGAAGAATTAAAAGAATTTTTAGAATCTGTTTCATTGACTGAAAAGTCAAAGGCAGAACAAGAACAAACAGAAGCACAACAACAAGTATTAAACAAAGCACCTTTGGGTATTTATATAGCTTAGGAGATTAGAATTGTCAACAAAATCAAATAGTGGTACAACAACAAGTCAAGCTACAAGTCCATTTTTTGTTCCTCAAAAGGAAATAAATTTATTTGATACTATGAATGAGGAATTAATTGATGAAATTGTTGGTCAGGTTGTAGATATTTATAAAGTTGAAGTTGATGAAACAACTGCTAATGTATATGGTGAATCATCAACAAAATATTTCGGTAAAGGATTCAGAGTTAATTGTTTGATAAACTTTACAGAACCAACAATTGAAATAGAAGATGGAGTTGGTTCTGATTTAAACACATCTATTGAAATGTACTTTCATAGAAATTCATTAGATGAGGCTAATTTTTATCCTGAAATTGGTGATATAGTGGATTGGAATAATTTTTATTTTGAGATAAATTCAGCTACAGAACCACAATTAATAGCTGGACATACTAATTTCAATCATCAGATTAAGGCTACAGCACATAGAATGAGAATATCATCACTACAAATAGAAGAAAGACCAAGATAAAATGGCTGTTAAACAAATATTTGGTAAGAAGATAACAAAGGTAGACCCAAGAAATCCAAACTATAGACCACCAGAGGAAAAAGAAGAAGAGGTGAGTGGTAATATAGTTGAAGATGAAGATGTATATGGTGAAAGAAAGCATTATTATAAACCTGAACCAAATGGTAATCTTCAAATGGAACAAATGATGGGTAAGATATTGAACAAATTAGACAATGTGGGAACTGGTGATAAAAGTCAGACTGGAGTCGCACCAATAGAAGTAGATATAAAAAGAGAAATTTCTATTTCAAAGGTTGATACAAGTGCTGTAAAATCACAAGAATTTAAAGGTAAGGTTAAAAATAAAAAGAATAAATTAAAAGCATTAAGACATAAAAAAATGTATCAAAAACAAATGGGGAATAAATAATGGGTGTTAAACCAATAACGAATAAACAATTAGTTGATAAGTCTACCATTAGGAGAGATGAACAGCGCTCGGTTAGGGATATGAGTTTAAGAGGTAATCGTGAACAAACCTTTACACCTGGTATGAATTTTGATAAAAACTTTGCTGTAACTCTAAAGGATGTTGATACATCTGTTATGAATTATATAAAAGATGTTATTAGACCATCTATACGAGAAGCCAATGAAACCATAAAAGTACCTGTCATGTATGGTAATGAAGAAAGATGGAATAATGTTAGAAGAAGAGGAGTATTGAGGGATAGAAACAACACAATAATTTTACCTGTAATTGTATTAAAAAGAACATCGGTTGAAAAAAATACAGAATTAAGTCAAGGATTTGAACATGATGTACAAAGAAAATATGCTGAAGTAATGAGAAAACCACAATGGAGTAAAGGAAATAGGTACGATAGATTTTCTGTTCAGACAAATAAAAAACCAACATATGAAAGTCTTGTTACAACAATGCCTAATTTTGTAAATGTAACATATGAGTTTGTTTTACTTACATCTTATATGGAACAAATGAATTTTTTAATTGAAGAATTTGTTGAACATAATAATAACTATTGGGGTGATGGAACGGATTATAAATTCTTATCAACTCTTGAATCCATATCAGATGCATCAGAAATGACGACTGATTCTGAAAGAATAATAAAGTCTACATTTAGTGTAGTTACTAAAGCTTATTTATTACCTGAATATACAAATTCTGTAATTACAAATAAAATATCACAAATTCAAAAGAAAATTACACCAACAAGAGTTGTGTTTGGTTTTGAGGGTGATGCCACAGATAAACAAGTAGGAAAATAAATCACTTTTTTGATTTTATGATATATATTTATATATAAATAATCGGAGGTTATAATGGCAGAAGAAGTAAAATTTACAGAAGATGAGATGAAAAAAATAAAAGAATTTCAAGAATCTTATGTAACAATTCAACAAAATTTAGGACAATTATCCATAGCTAAATTAAGATTAAATCAACAATTAGAATCATTAGATAAATCTAAAGAAGATTTACAAAATAAGTTTACTGAAACTCAAAAGGGTGAACAAAAATTCATTGAAGAAATAACAAAAAAATATGGTGATGGAACTTTAAATCCAGAAACAGGAAAATTTATCCCA